AAATCGCGGCCGATAGAGCCGCCGGGCGGCGAACGGGAGGCTCCACTCTTCGCTGTTCAGCTCCGAGACCACCGCATCGACCAGACTGACGATCGTAGACACGCCGATCACCTCCTTGCACGTGATTTGGTGGAAGATCGCCGAGGCGTGTGGGTCTTAGGGGCCTGGCTTTGCGATGCGGGGCTCGTCTTCGGCGGCCCGGGCACGAGACTTGCCACAAGGCCGAAGAGGTAGAACAGCCAGCCTTTCATCACCANCACGACAAGGATGAACGCCACCCCCGCGGCGAGAAGCCACGAGAGGATTGTACGNAAGGGATGCATCAGAAATTCAAAGACCCTCGACAACAAGCCTCTCACCGGCCGCCTGAGGTCCGGATCTTTGTCTGGGCGGTAGTCCGGATCGGGTTTGCGAAGTTGCTCGAAGGCCAGCCTCAATCCCTCTGCCCCGTCCATATAGTCGTCTTGGCGATGCAGGACTTTGCCGTCTGGGGCCTGCACGTAGATCGTCGGCTTTCCAGTCGTGTAGAAGCCTGCCCTAGCCACGGCCCAATGATCCGGCGAATAGTCTTGGACCAGGCATTGACTGGCCATATCGGCAAGCGGGCCTTTTAGGTCATCGAGCACCCGGCGGCGGTCGGCCTCCGTGCCGATCACCGTCAGGCGCAACTTGCCACTGTCGTCGTGAAGGCTCCCAGCCTGAAGGATCTGCGCAGCCTCGGAACGGGTGATCTCCCGGCCATCAAGCGTGATCCGTTCGGCCGAACCATTCAGGCCGGAGCGATCAATGCCGAAGTTCTGGACTCCGTCTTGCTCCACCACCGGCAACCGGCCTTCCGGCTTGGACGCAGGTCCGGGACCACCGGGAGGTGCGGCGCCGCCGGCAGCGTCAGAGGCTGGCGCAGACGGCCGAGGTGGCGAAGGCGGTTGTGGCTGAGCCGGCTTGGTCGAGGCCGGTGGCGATGGTGAAGCGGCGGAGGAGCCGCTTGTTCCCGTGGTGCTCTCCGGCGTCGAGGGCGCGGGTTCATCGCGCCGGAGCGCCACGCGGACCGTCTGCCCGGGCGAAAAGCTCAGAGTCCACGCACGCTCGACATCGCCCCACCGGGCCGTGACGCGATAGCGGTAGCGCCGGCCGGGCTCCAAGGGGGGCGTTCGCACATAGGCTTTTCCATTTACAACCTGGACCGCAGAATCGTCGAACCAGAGTTGGGCCTCAGGGGGCACAAGTTCTAGATCAAAGATGGCCGGCTGCCACATCGTGCGGTCGGTGACCATCGGTTGGCCCTGCGGCGGGATCGCACAAGCGCCCGGGCCGCACTGCCCAAAGAAGAGCGAAAATAACAGCGCGTACATTTTTTATTACCTTACATCCTAATTCCGCGGCACAGGCGGTGGGGGCGGGTTCAGCAAAATGACCGCCCACCCGCCCCCTAGGCCCGTCCACGAACGCTGGAACTCTTCAGGTGTCATCCACTCGATCTGGTTTTCCCCGATATAGTTGTTGTCCAAGACAGCGAAGTAGTGATCGTCGGCATGGACCAGGTTGACCATGTGGGCGATCCGCCCGCCGCCGTAGCGGCCAGTGGGGCTGAACGAATAGGTCACACACGGCATTCGGCCCGTGCGGCAGGCGAGTTTCAATAGCTCCAGGTCGCTCCCCTGGTAGTTGAGGAATGCCGGGGCCTGGCTTTCCCCGCGCTGGCGGGCCATCTCGGGGAGGTACTTTTCCACGGCCCCCGGATACGCCCCGCCGGGGATGCCGTGCTCCTGAATCCACTTCGGGGCCTCTTGATAGGCCGGCACGTTCTGCCAGGTGGCCGCATGGTGGATCGAGGTCCAGACACAACAACCCTGGCCCCGCGACGTGGTGTTGCGGCGATGCAGCTCCGCGGGAAAATCGCACTGGACCTCAGTCCCGTCGGGGGCCCGGTTGCCGCCGACCACAGCCCCGAGACCGACCGCAGCCAACCCCGCCAGCAAAGCCACCAGAATCACAGCACGCAGTCGCATCATCCTTTGTCACTCCTCGCCGACCTGTTTGGTGTGAATCCGCAAGAGCCGCCGATGCGGGTCGCTCCAGCGCCACTCCGGTTCACTGCCTGGCGCCAGCACCTCGTAGACCAAGGCCTTGCCATCGACGGTCTCTCGGACCTGGTCGCCTCGCTGTGGGAGCGTTTTCTCGCCGCCGAGCACCAAGTCGTCGGCCGCAATCACAAAGTCCCGGTCGGTCCACTCCATGCGGACGCCCCCGTAGCCGTCGTCGAGCTTCAGGAGCGTCCGTCCAACGAGGGCTTGAACAGTCACCTCGTCGGTCCCGCGGCGATAGACNACNGTCCGNGAGGCATGAGCCTTGAGTTGCTCGGCCAGCCAGGCCAAGCCGTCATCGAGCAGGTCGCCCATGAGCGGATCACTGGCTCAGCCGGACGCGGACGGTGGTCGCCCCGGCGCCCGCCGCGCGGACGGCCTTGCCCACAAGCTTGTTGGCCCCGCCGCCGTCGGCGGTCACCGCCAGCTTGTTGGTGGCGTCCCAATAGGCCTTAGCCCCGACTGCGAACTCCGTCTCGCTCGCCTTCACCACGTCGAACACGCCAGCCACGGCCAGCGTGCCCAGTGTGCCGGCGGGGATCGCACTACGGGCGATGCCCACCAAGTCCCCCTGGACCACCACATCGCCAGCCGCCACATCCGCCGACGGCGTGTAGTCGATCTGGTCTCCCTCTTGTACGAAAACCGCAAGTGCCATCTGGGTTGCTCCTTCCGTGTTCAGCTTTCAGTTGTCAGCCCTCACCCAAAGGATCAGGCCTCGCCCTTCATCTTCACGCCGCCCCGCGGGTCTTGCAGGGCGACACCGAAGTCGTGATAGCCGCGCATCTGGATGCCGAGCACCGAGAAGTCGGCGTCGGCCGTCTCGATCGTCGGGCTCTCCTGGCCGTTGAGGAACGCCACCTCGATCACCGGCAGGTCGTCCGGCAGGGCCAACAGATACCACGCCTTGCTGGAACTGCCCGAATAAGAGGCATTGGACAGGTAGCGACTCACCTCCACGCGGAACTTGCCCTGGTGCGGGTTGGCCACCGGGTAGCTCTTGTTGCTGGTGGTGTCCCGCAGTTCCATCGACTTGTAGAGCTGCGAGCCGATGGCTGATAGCGCCGTGGGCACCAAGAGGATCGACGGCATGATCCCGATCGGCTTGCCGTCGGAGTCCACTTGGTCCATGAAGGCCACCTCGGCCTTCGTGAGCCCATCGATCGACAGGGCCGTGTCGGCCCCTTCCAGGTAGTTCTTGTTGGCCGTGGAGAAAAAGTTAGCGTTATTGAGGAACGTGCTCCAGAAGACGTCGTTGATCTTGAGGCCCGACCCCCGGCCCAATTTGCGGGGCACAGTGGTGATCGCCCCCAGGTCGTCGTTGATGATGTCCCGGCGGTCGATCGACAGCACCAGGCCATAGGTGTCGGCCTTGTTGGTGTAGGTCTCGTTGCCTAGCGTACCGTGCTTCAGTTCCCCGCCCGGGGCGACTTGTTCGTACTGGTCCGTGCCGATCAGCCGGTAGCTCGTGACCGTTTTGAAGTCTGAGACGTTCCGTACCGCGCAGATGTTCCGCCAGGTGCGTTCGACCGAAAAGAAGCCGTCCAAGAGGAACTTGTTGGCCACGTTGGAGAGGATGCCGCCGATGTCGATGGTCGAGAAGCCGGCCTCCAGTTCCGGCCGGAAGGCGAACCGCAGCACGGTGCGGCTGTCGCGGAAGCTGCGGCCGGTGTACCCGTTGGCCCAGGCGGCTTCCAACAGCAGCTCCTGCAGTCCGATCCCGCCGCGGAACCGGTGGCTGGCCACATCCAGCGTCGGCTCGTCGAAGAGCTCTTCCACACCTTGGGCCTTGGCCGAGAGCATGCAGGCGGCCTCGAGCATTCGCCCAGTGACGGCCTCTGGGGGCCGGACATGGACAGCCGGGGCCTTGGGGCGCTCCTCTCGGAGGACGGCCAAGGCCGTGCGCTGGACGTCCCACTTTTCCTGGATCGCCTTTGTCTCGATCTCCGGGTGTTTCCCGCCGCAGACTTGACGAATAGCTAAGATGCGGGCCGCCTCAGCTGCCTGTTCGTCGGCCGCTCGGGGCTGGGCATTTGCGACTTCGGGCTCGGGCCCGGCCTGGTTGTCAGCCGCTGCGACCTGCGTCTTCGCAAGATCATCAGGCTGCACTTGATTGGCGTTAGACGCGGTTTCCATAGGGTTGTCCTCCTGTTGACTGGCTTGCACACTGGCTGCGGTCGCCCCGTCGGCCCCCAGGTCCACGAAACTGATCTCGCCCAATGTGGCCTTGCGGATGACGTTCACCGGCCCGACGAACTGGCGACCATTGACGAGCACCGTTTGGTTCTCCTTGACAAACTCGAATTCTTCGACTTGGGCGGAGATCGAGGCCTGCCAGGGAAAGCCATTGCGGGCACTGGCCACGATCTCCCGGGCTGCCGACGTGTCGCGGGACACCACGCCGGTGGCCACGAGGCGGCCATCCTCGACGCGGATCGCGTCGGTGTGCCCCACGCCGCTTTGCATGTCATGGCCGAAGCGGATCGGCCGACTCTGCGAGGGGATAGACAGGCCAGCCAAGTCCACGATCACCGGCCAGCGCCACCCGGCGATCCGCATCGGCCCGCCCGTGTAGGCGACCATCGAGAACCGGGGCAGCTTGGGTTTTGCGCCACCATCGGTTGGAGCGTCTTCCGACGCAGCCTCGATCGTGATCGAGCCCGGGTCGCAGATCAGGTTCAGGTGCGCCTCCGCTCGCATTTGTGCCTGACGCTGGCAGACGGCCCGGCGCTGAGCCGCGTCGGGGAACTCCTTCACCATGACCGGATCGGCCATGCACCGCTCGATGAACTCATCGTGCCCTTCGCCGGGCTTACGCTGTGGCAGCGGCATTGGTCACTTCCTCCTCTTCGTTGTCCTCGTCGGTATCTTTGTCATCCGGCAGTGATCCAGGCAGGCTCTCAATCAGCGTGAGTCCCAGCTCGCGCATCAGGGCCAGTTCCTTGGCCCGCTGACGGAGGGCCTCCTCCCAATCACGCCCCTGCCGCGCGTACTCGTAGGCCAACGTCGTCGTATGGCTTGCCAATCGCGTCGCCTGGGCCGTCGCCTCCTTGGCCGGGTCCACGTGCTCCTGCCCGTCCCAGAACCACTGGTGCGGCCAGTCGGGCATGGGCCCCAGGTCCTCTGGCCACAGCTCCGGGATCAGCACCGCCTCATCGAGCCACGCGGCCAGCACACGGTCGAGCACCACACTTTCCAAATGGGCCTGCTCGACCCGCAGACTCTTGTAGTAGGTCTGGTGGTCCAGCCGGCCGGAGGCATAGTTGTAGCCCGAAGAGTTCCCTGCCGCGATGCAATAAGGCATCGAAAGACAGCGGGCGATTTCGTTGAGAACCTCCCGTTTAAACTCGGCATAGGTGGTGGATGGTTGCTCTGCCTGCAACTGCGACATCTTCCAGCCGCCGGGCATGGTCACGAGGGCCCGTTGCTCTAGTTCGATCGGCTCGAACGGCTCGGCCGCGTCGGCCTCGCCGCCCGGCGGGGCGTCGGTGTAGAGGATGCCGGCGAAGTCGGCCGCCGTCTCGGCCGCGGCGATCACCGCCAGCGTGAATCGCCGCAGCTGGGCGAAAAGCGGCAGGGCCGGCATGATGTCCGGGATGCCGCGGACTTGCCCGGGACGGTCCATGCGAAACCAGTGGATCACCGAATCAGCCGGCAGGCGGTCATACTGGCGGCCCACAGCCCCGAGCGTATCCCCCGGATGCGTGCGGAGCACGTGATATTCGACCGGATTGCCGCTCGAATCGAAGACGATCCCATCGACGGCGTTGCCATCAAGAACGTTCAGGTTCGGCGTGGTCACCTGGTCAGCCTCGATCAGGCGGAGGTCGAGCTTCACGGGCGTGGGCAATCGCGGGTTGCTCGTCAGGATGGCAAACGCCTCGCCATCCTGGGCTCGGGCCATCCGCATCGTGCGGAGCTTCTCGGCCAGCCCCACGGCCTTGGCCCACCGGGAAAACTCCTGCTCGATCCGTCGGTTGGTCTCGGCACTACCGGTGAGCATCTGGAGCCGCGGGCCGCTGCCGATCAGGTCATTGGCCAGCGTGAGCACGATCCCCCGGGCGTAGCTGTTGTTGGCCACCTCGTACCGAGCTCGATTCCGAAGGATGCGGCGGACTTCGGGGCTGTTGGCCGCCCGGGCCGAAAGCCCATCGGCATTGGCCCAATGCCGGCGGTTGTCTTCGGTGGTTATCGCCGCGTCGTAGCGGGCCCGCAGGGGAAGCGCGGCCCGCCACGCACGCGAGCGACGACCAGCGGGGGTGGCCTTCCTTGGCCACAACTGCCGCATCCATGCCAACAACTCAGTTCACCCCCGGCGGGACGAGCTTGTTGAANCGCANGCCGCGGCGNNTTTTCTGCACGGCCTCTTTNGCNGATAAGTACTTATCCGCCTCGATCTGTTCGGACAGCGGATGCTGCTCCACNCTGCCCGCATCNCNGGCGACCTTGGCNGGCCCCTGGGCGTTCTGGCGAATGGTGTCGTCGAGATGATCGNTCANNTCCCTCAAGGTAACTACAGAAACATGCTGCCGTCTATGTTCTTATATATGCCAATTGGTCGCGACCTGTCGGACGAATCGCCCAAAAAAACGAAATCGTGCCCGGCGGGAAACGGAACGGTCACCCC